GTACCAGCGTCACCAACACCGTCATTACCAACGCTGTCAGTGTTTCTAATCTTTACATTTTGAGCATCTCTATATTCTCCGTTTGGTATTAGTCTTTCATCAACATCTTTGTTCATCCTAGCACCAGCGAAACTACGTTTAATTTCTGCCATAATTATTTTATTTGTTTACTCATACCTTTCAGTACTTGTGTAAATTCTTCTATTTTAATATTTGACAATCTTATTTTTGCTTTTCTAGTTTCAGCAAACCTTTCTTTTTTATATCTTTGAACTATGTATTCAGGTATGTTACTTCTTGTTGATAACACACCGTACATTATATGTTTATATACAGCTTCTTCACAAAATTTATGTACTACCATTTCAGAATCAGTACCTAATCCATCACTAACGTATTTTAATACTATTGTTTTGTCAGCGAGTCCAGAACTAAAATGTATAAAACCTCTTAAATAATCTATGTAAAATGTGCCGTGTTGTGTAGCATACTGTGGGTCTAAACCGTATCTTCTACCTTGAAAGTCAAGTTCTATATCATAAGCGTCTGTAGCGTCTGTATTAGTTTGATTATATGGTGCTTGATAACTAGACAAAGTAGTACTATCAGTTTCAACTAAATTACTAGATGAAAACTGATAAACACCATTAGCATCTTGAGATATAGCAAATGGATTAGCTGTTTTACCTGTAGGATATAAGTTCTTTTTAATACCATCATCACCAACACAAGATATAGAAACATAATTAACATAATCTTGAGGTAATATCATTTTTAATGTAGAAGGTAACTTTATTTCTTGTTGTTTAAAACATCTAAAAACATCGTATGATAATTCTTGTATAGCTCGCATACCATGAAACTGAACGTCAGTTCTACTAACTTTAGATATTATTTTACCTTCACCAACGTGAATAACCATAAAGGCTTTTATTATATTTTCTAATGTTACAAACTGGTAATCACCGTAATTAGCGGAGTTACTAGCGTCATAATATTGTTCTTGATTTTGAGTTAATAATCCCATAGTTAATCATTTTGTGATTGTTTTGTTTGAGCTCTATCAGTCATAGCTACTTCTACTAAACCTGGTTTTTGTAAAACTACACCAGCTAATTGTAATATTCTCATAACTAAATTTTCTTCTTCTGAAACGTGTAATTGAAAATCTGTAGTATATGTTGCGCTATTGTTATGTAGCGCTCTACCATTTACTACTACATAACCCCACTGAGGTGTTGACGGTATAGAATAATAATGATATGTTAAAGTTGTAGCTATAGTAGGTGTTGGATGTATTTCTATAGTACCAGAGTTTCTAACGTATAGAGGTCTAGAACCTGTTGGAGCTAGCAAAGGATTACCATTTATATTTATAATATCTCTTCTATCTACTTCATTTAAAAAAGTTTCAGCTCCATAACCTTCAGCACTTACATCAGAACTATTTGTTTTCTTTATAGATATAGATTTTAAATGATATTGAGTTGCAGGAAAACTAGATGAATTAGCATCAGCTGCTATGTTTTCAGTTGAAGTAGCTAAAAACGGTCTTAGTTTTTCTTCTAACATTTCTAACTCATCACTATATTTAGAGTTATTACTTGATTTATTATACGCTGTTTTAACATCGTGAAAATAACTATCAAATATTTCCATTTGAGCTTTATCAGCTAACAAAGCAAACTCTTGAGGTGTTATATAACCTCTTTGTTCTTTATTTGCTAAAGCTAAAACTTTTTGATATACTGTATCTATACTTACTGCCATTACTATTTATTGTTATATGGAAACTTATTATTAAGCCACTCTTTTCTATCATTACACCCACAATCTTTTTTACCCATAACTTCCATAGCTATTTGTGTTAAAGATTTTAAACCAGTGGCCTTTGTAAACTTTTCTATATCGTCACCTAATCCTTTTGATTTCATAATAATATAGTTACATAATAAAGCGGAAGGTTAGCCTACAAATAAAAATAGCCACCCGTAATGAGTGGCTATTTAAATTAGTTAATTAGTATTAATTAAACCTTTTTTCTATATTTTGATATATTTCCATACCTTCATCAGTTTTAAACCAATGAGCTAAAGCTGTATATGGATGTTCATCAAAAGGAACTGTCATAATTTTTCTATCAGTTGATGACCAAACAAAATGTCTTTGATCGTTTGATAATCTTATTATGTTGGCTTCAACAGCTTTAATACCAAAGTTTCTAAGTTGAACATTATCATCACTTACAAGTTCTATAAATAATTGCGGATTATTTTTAGCAAATATAAGTAAATCTCTTTTTAACTCTTTAGAGCTTAAGTTAGATACTTCAGATCCTCTTTCTACTCGCATTATAGCTTCAGCTAAATCTATATCTAAATCTTTAGCTATAGACAATGCTTCAACTTCATACTCTAACCAGTCTAGTTCATCTTTTGCTATTTCAACTGGATTATGTTCGTAAAACAACTTGTCTCTATGTGGATGATATAATGATAAAAACTTTTGTAAAGTAGTTTGTTCTTTAGGAACAAATAAAATACCACCTCTAAAAACTATATGTTCTAATCTTTGCTCGCCTTTCATTTCATCAACAAAGCAAGTTCTTTGATTTTGACAATACTTTATTTCTCTTTCGTAACCTTTTTGTTCGTCAAACCAAAATAAATTTGAAGCTCTTATAGAATAAGATAATGGTTTTTTATCATTTTTTAAATAATAAATTCTATCTTTTATTTCCCAAGTATCTTTTGATTTAGCTTTTATTTTAGGAGCTTCAACCTTAGGTTGTTCTTTTACAACCACTTTTTCTTCAACTATAGGCTCTTCAACCTTAGTTGCTTCTTTTTTCTTTGCCATAATATAATATAATAAAAATTAATAAAAAAAATAGAGGCAGCACTTGGCTGCCCCTATAATAAATGATTTACTTCATTAACATAAAGTTGTTAGCACCTTGTGTTACTAAACATCTTTCAGTTAAAAAGTGAATCTGCATCGCATCAAGAGCAGCTGTAGCAGCTCCGACAGAACCTGTTACCCAAGTTTTCATTCTTCGGTCATCAGTTTGTGAAGCTCTAAACCTTACGTGTAAGAAAGGTCTTTTTATGCTTTGCCCTACTATTTGATCATATACAGAAGACATACCAGCTGGAATCATAACACCTCTAATTGCTTCAGCACCAGCAGCGTCATTAATACCACCTCTTGTAGCTTTATCATTTAAGTATCTAAAGTCAGACTTGTAGAAGTCGTAAGAACCTCTTCGGAAACCTGAGAAACCTAAATTTAACGCCATATCTTCGTCGTTATCAAATACTCCAAATGAAGTACCTCCAGCTCCATAAGAATTAAGAGAAGCTAACATATCATCAATTGCTAAACTAGTAGCACGATTAACAAACATCATGTACTCTTCAATAGCACCTTGCTTATCAAACTCAGCTAATATAGCATCAAACTCTGCTAAATCAGTAGCAGCGTTAACACCATTAACACCAGAAGTAACATTACCTCTTTCTGTAATAGCTGAAAATAAACCTTGAGTACCAACACTACCAGCTCCAGCTGCAGAACCATCCACTAGATTACTACCGTCAATAGTAGAGTCTGCTAAGTTTAACTCAGCTTCTAACATTGCCATTTCAATGTAATCAGTAAAACGAGCTCTTGTATCAGCTTCAGCTTTTAAATACCATAAGTAACCAGACTCACCCATTTCGTTTGAAACTTCTACCCAACCGATTCTAGAAACATCAGATCCTGATACTTCGTAGTAATCTTTCATTATAATTGGTTTGTTAGTAAAAGTTTTAAACTGAGGTTCGTTAGATCCTCTTGTGTCAGTTGCACTACCATCGCCAGCTGTAAGGTAACTCATACCTTTACCATATTCAGAACCGTAAACTAAAACAGTAGTAGTTTTACTTCCACCAGTTGTTGATAATCCAGCAGTATTTAATGAAGCGTGTGAATAAGGTTGAACATCAATAACGTCAGTAGCAACAGCCTCAACTATACATCTAACAACTCCTTCAGAGTTAGCAATGATAACAGTATCATTAACTCTAATAGGAAGACTTCCAGAAGTAACAGCTTGGTCATCGATATCTGTTTCTATTTGAATTTGTCCACCAGAAGCTGTACCACCAGCATTTGATTCAACATGTCCTTTAAACGATAAGTGTAGTCTACCTTGTTCTGACCAAACAACTTGATCTGAAGTCATAGACTCTTCTGCACCAACTTGAGATAAAAAACCAGAAATTGTTCGTGGACCGAAAACTTCTGCTTCTTGCTCCATTAAGTCAGGCAGGTATTGTTGAGCCCACGTTACATCCGTAGTGCCCGTAAAATCTAAGTAGTTTGTATTTAGTGTTTGCTTCTTTGGAGAAGGTACACTATTCAAACCACTTCCTGCAGTAATTGCCATAATATATTCTTTTTAAATTATTAATTATTTTCGTTTTTTAATTTTAAAAGATCTGTTTCGCATATCAGAAGTTGACTGTCCTAAAACTTTAAATTTAATACCATCAACACTTGTTTCACCATGTGTTGTTCTCGGACTTAAATCAATGTTTTTATCTTTAGCAATTTTTTCTTTTATAGCATCTGCTTTTCCTTGCTCATAAAAATGCTTAGCAATATTATCAGCATTCATAGCAGTGTATAAAGATTTATGATAACCAGCAGCATCTTCAATAGTAGTTTTATCTTTACCAACAAACTTGTTGATAAAATTATCTAAGTTACTCTGTGTTTCTCTTACTTTATCGACATCTTTAACATTAAATCTAAATTTTTTATCTCCAACTTTATAATCAAAACCTTTGAAATTTTCGTTGAAAAGAGTTTTAGTTTTATTTAAAAATGTTCTTTTGCTTTTTTCAGTTAACTTCTTTTGCTTTTCAGAATCTTTATTGTACCTATTAAAAAAATCAATAGCTTTTTGCTGCTCACCAGTGAGCTTGCTACCAGCTTTAATTTCTTTATAGTATTTAGACTTTTGCCTGTCTAAGTGGGCTCTAGCCTCGGCAACTTGCTCTTTAAGGGCTATCTTTTTTCTCTTTATATCTTTTGGATCTTCAGTTTCTTCATCATAACTAAATTTCTCTTCTAATATAAAGTTTCTTTCTTCTGGTGACAAATGTGATTTTGTAGTTCTATAATACTCATCAAGAACATCAGCGTCGTCCATTTTGTCTACATCTTTGTTTAAATTAACATAGTCAACTAAATCGCCACCAGTTTCTTCCATAAAATCTACAACTTTTTGTATATTTTCTGGTAATGGTTTACCTGTTGCTACAGCTTCTTCTATAGCTTCTTCAATTTTTTCTTCAGCTTCAACAACTTCTTCTTCAGTTACTTCTTGAACAACGGGTTGCACTTCTTCAGGTGTTTCGACCTTTTCTTCTTTTTTAGGTTCTTCATTAACAACAACAACTTCTTCTTCTTGTTTAACCTCTTCTTGTTTAACAGGTGGTTTGTCTATATTAACTTTTGTTATATTGTCTTCAGGTTTTTTTATTTTAACCTTAGTTACATTATCTTTTTTAGTCTCTTCGACTTTTTTTGTTTCTTCTGCCATAATAAAATTTTATAAAATATTAAATATTAAAGACCAAACCTATCAAGACTTGCGTCTCCTGTAAGTATATCATTACCTGAAGACTCAAATTTCTTAAGTGAATCAGCCCCTTTTCTTTGATCTATCATTTGTTTTTGATGCATAGCTTGTCTATCAACTCTTTCATCTTTTCTATCTTCACGTAGAGATTCTAGCTTAGCAGCAGTTTCTTTTTCTTCACCTTTTAAATCAGTATTTAATTTAAACTCTAACATCATTAACTCTTTTTTAATTTTAGCTTCATGCTCTAAAAACCTCATTTGTAAAGAGTTTTTAGTTCTTTCTAATCCAACTTCATTATCATATTTAGCCTGTGTTTTTTCAAGTTCTATTTTAGCGGCTTCTTGAGCAGCCATGTTAGTAGCTTGTGTTTGAGCTTGTATGTTTTGCTGTTGCATTATTTGATCACGCTCTTGCTTTTTTCTTCTTTTTATTTTTAAAAGTTGATTAGCTAGCTTTACGTTTTTAGTATCTCTTATATCTATAGCATCATCTAAGTCTATTAACTTTTGACTTAATGCCATTTGTATATTGTTTTCAAGTATAGCTTTTTCTTCTTCATCTGGCATTAGTTCTATGAATATACCAAAGTCATATAAATGTAAACTACCCATTTCAGTAAGCGTTGCTACATTGTGAGCGCCTATAGCTCTTATAAAAGCATCACGCGTTGGTGAGTACTCTATTATATCTGATATTCTAAGTGATAAACACTCTGCAGCTTCAGCAGTTAAAAATAACATTGACTGTAATATATGTCTTGTTGCTGTGTTTGAATTAGCAGCTGCTAGCTTTTGCACACCAACTAAAGCGTTACGATCTGGAGTGCTAGCATCTCTTGCTTCATTTAATCCGGTTACATCACGTATCATTTGTAAATAATAATTATACGTTTGTATTAGAGCCTGTAACTTACCTCCGTTAACACCATTGTTTATTTGTTGTATTGGTACTTTACCTGGATTTTGATCACCATCTGATGTAAAACTTCTACCTATAACACTACCAGTCTGAAAGAACATATTTAAAGCTTCTTGTGGATTGTAGTTTGTTCCGTTGCCTAAATCTATTTCAGCTAAACCATCAGCATCTAAATAAACACCATCAGGTACCATACGAGACATAACTTGCTGTAACTTTAAGTGTGTTAGCTGTATCATATCAGCAAAACCAGTTATTCTACCTACCAAACTTTCTATTCTACCTTCGTACATACGAGGTGCTGTTATCTGGTAACTCATTTTAACTTTACTAAAATCAGAGTCTGATCTCATCATGTTAGGCATCATACGCCATCTTAAAAGTTTATTAGAACCTAATAAATAAACACCTTCAAATAAAGCTTCAACAGATCTTTCTAGCTTGCTAAAATCTCCTTCTTTATTTTCTGGTGGATTAAATGTATCGTCTTTTTCAATAACCTTTTCTAAACCAGCTGCAGTTTTCTTTAATTTATAAACATCGTTCATATGTGTTTTAAAATTAAAATATAAAACGTGTATTTTGTTTTTATCTCTATGAGCTGATCTTCTAAGCGGATCTTGACCTTTGTCAACTATTTGCTTTATATCTGGTTCAGTTAGTCCTGGAAACTCTTTTACAATTTCGTTTATTGGTAGTTCTTTTACTTCACCAACATAATATAAATCATCAAAGTATGGTGACTCAGTATGTGAATAAACTAAATTAGCTGGATCAACATATTTTATCTTAGCACCTTCACTAAAATCAAATGTAGTTTTTGTAGCACTTATACCTAATGTAGCTAAATCATATAGACATCTTCTTCTTATTAAGTCATAATCACTATTTTCCATTAAAACATTTATAGCTTGTTCTTCTGCTAACTCAACAGCTTGTTTATAATTAAGCTGCATATGTAGTTTTAATTCTTCTTCAGAGTCTGGTAAACTTTCTTTATCATTTTCATATAAGTTCATATTAAATTGTTGAGCAACTAGATCGTTAAACTCTTTTGATCTTATATCTCTTAATACAGATTGCATATATTCAGTACGCTTACTAACACCATAATCATCTTGTGAAAAGCAATTTATTTCATATGATCTTTGCGCCATACCATTTACAACGATATCTACAAACTTTGGTATAATAGGTACTGGCTTCCAGTCTAAGTTTAAATAAGATAAATCACCATTTATAGATAATTCATTTTTATATTTTTGAACAGACTGCTCGCCTCTTGCGTATAGTCTTAATTTATGAAAAGTATTTAAAGTGTGTTCAAACTTTGAGTTATGTCCGTTAAACCACTCGTATCTTATCGCTTGAGCAACCTTTAAACCATATTCATTACTAACTTTTTCAAAATCACTTACCGCTTGTGACGGAAAGTTTATGTGCGAATACATCATACCTTTTTATTTATAATTCTAGATGATAGTCCTTTGTTATTATATTTTGCTATATTTAGGTTTAAAGCGGTTTTTTCTTTTTTAGGATTTGGTCTATACATATGTCTGTTACAAGCCATTATAGCTAAACCAGAGCTTATAGATGCATCATGTCTAGTTCTTCTATTTATATCAAACTTAGACCAGTCATTTAGTGTTTCGTTAAAATACATACCACCGTAAGTATTATCTTCTAACATACCTACATGGTCGTTAATATACATTTCAATAGCAGCTGCGTGAGCCTGCTTTATATCTTCACTTGAGTTTGGTACTCCACCTATTTCTTTTTCAGTTGTTGATAACTTATTCCATATTTTATCTGGTCTGTTCATACTAAAACCTCTATAACCTCTTCTTCGTAAATAGTATAATAATCTTGGTTTGTTATTTTCTGCAAGTAGTGGCATACCGTAAAATAC